GTGGTGCAGCGGGTGCGGCAACATCTTCCGAGGAAGGTGGAAACCCAATTTATACAGCGGTCAATAATATGACCGGAATGCAGCTAGTTAGATAAGGGTGACGCATGAAAATTGAACCAATGGACGACCTAAAGGTTGAGGGCATCATCCAAAAAGCGGTACAAGATGCAGTTGACTTTATTGAAGCCGAGATCGAGGAGCCAAGACTAAAGGCTCAACGCTACTATGACGCAAACGTTGATATAGGCCATGAGGACGGCCGCAGCCGGGTTGTTTCCACAAAATGCCGGGACGTGGTAAAGGCCATGAAGCCGAATATTCAGCGCGTTTTCTTAAACCAAGAAAACGTTGTTGAGTTTGTGCCGCGTATGCCGGAGGACGTGGATTTGTGTAAGCAAATGACACGTTACGCAAATTACAAGTTTATGCAAAATAATGGCTACCGCTTGCTTTCCGATGTGTTCCAAGACGCAATGGTCAAAAAATGCGGCGTGGCAAAAGTAACGTTTGACGATAAAACCCGCAGCGAAATTGTGACGCAAACCGGCCTTACTGATGATGAATATGCTTACCTAGTTGAGCCTGACGAGGTAACGGTTCTAGAGCATACGGTAACGCAACAAATGTCGATAGACATGGATGGGGTAGAAATCGAAACGCCAATCCATGACGTAAAGATCAGCGTAGAAATACCGGACGGCGATATACGCATCGAAAGCATTCCACCAGAGGAGTTTTTCGTAGATCGCAACGCCCGCAGCACGGAAGATTTCTTTGTCATTGGACACCGCGCGGACATGCGTGTAGGCGATCTTTTGGCAATGGGTTATGACTACGATGAGGTTTATAACCTTAACGGAACTATGGCGACGTTCGAAGCTGAAAGCGAATATGAACGCCGTGGCTATGCCGTAAACGAAGATGACGACGAAAGCGCGGACCCAACATCACGCAAGGTTGTAGTTACAGAAGCCTACATGAAAGTGGATATTGAGGGCACGGGTATCCCTCAGCTGTATCAGTTTATGCTTGCCGGCACTAACTACAAAATGCTTTCGTATGAATTAGCCGACGAAGTGCCGTTTGCGGTTTTCGAGGTTGACCCGGAACCACACGCTTTCTTTGGCAGTTCACTTGTTGACTTGGTTATGGACGACCAAGACGCGGCGACATCCATGTTGCGCGGCCTACTGGACAACGTTGCGCTAACCAACAACCCGGGCCTGGAAATCGTTGACGGCCAAGTATCAGTTGACGATCTTCTTAATAACGAGATCGGGCGCATTGTGCGAGTGAAGCAGCCGGGCACGATACGAGAACAAGTTGTTCCATTTACAGCCGGCCAAACACTGCCCGCGTTGCAATATTTTGACATGCTCGTTGATAACAAAAGCGGCGTTTCTAAAGCATCACAAGGTTTAGATCCTGATGTATTGCAAAGCGCAACGGCAACGGCTGTCGCGGCTACAATGCAAGGCGCAGCGGGCCAAGCGGAAGTTATGGCGCGTAACTTAGCCGAAGGCGGCATGAAACAACTGTTCCGTCTTATTGTGAACACAATCATTAAAAACACAGACAAGGAAGAAATTATTCGCTTGAATAATGAGTTTGTGGCAGTTGATCCTCGCAGTTGGCAAGCAGACGCTGACATTATGGTTAACGTTGGCATTGGCACCGGGCGCGAAAACGAAAAAGCGGCTGTTCTACGTGAAACCTTGCAAATGCAAATGGCCGTTTGGGAAAAGTATGGCCCCACGAATGGCCTTGTTACTATGACAAACGTGCGCAATACGCTTGCGGATATGTTGGCATCTGTAGGTTTGCGTAACGCAGAACGCTATTACTTACCGGTCACAGAAGAAAGCGAAGCGCAGCTATTGCAGCAAAAGCAACAGGAAGCAATGATGATGCAAGCGGCAGCGGGTCAACAGCAACAGCAAACCGACCCTAACCAAGCGTTTTTAATGGCCGAACAAATGAAAGCCCAAGGTAAAATGCAAACTGATATGGCACGTTTGCAGCTAGACGCGCAGAAACAACAGCTTGACCAACAGTTCAAAATGCAGGAACTTGCAATGAAAGATGATCTGGCTAGAGATGAATTAGCGCAACAGTTGGCGACAAAAGTTGCCGAAATACTTGGCAAATACGATGCCGCGATAGATGTTGCAGCTATAAAACGTGAACAAGCGGCCAATGATCCGCGAAATAACGAGGTTATGACGAGCTATGGACTACAAACGCCGGGCGCATAGAGCAAAGGAGCTATTGCGCAACGACGATTTCTTAGCAGTCTTAGAAGATTTGCGGGAACGCCAGAAGGATGTTTTCGCGAATACCGCCGCCCACGAAGTGGAAAAACGTGAAGACGCTCACGCCATTTTGCGGGCATTAAATGCAATCGGGTATTTGCTGCAAGCCGATGTGGATGCAGTGAAACTCATAGAAAAAGGATCGGCACCGCATGGCGACTGAGACAGATAAAGCAAGCATTGACGCAGTTGCGCAAATGCTTATGGGAGGGCAAGAAGCCACGCCCTCTGATGATAATATTGAGCAAGTAGCTAACGAATTGGTTTTGGACACTCCGGGCGCGGAACCAGAGCCTGAGGAAGTAGCTGCGGAAGCTGAATATGTCGCTGATGACCTTGATAGCGACGTGGAAGAAATCGAGGTTGAGGATGATGAATTAACGAGCAACGAGCCTGACACTTTTCTGGAACTTTCTGACGACATGGAACTGGAGGTTAAATCCAACGGTGAAATGAAGAAAGTGACCCTAGCTGAGTTAAAACGTGGCTATGCGGGACAAGATTACATCCAAAAGGGCATGGAAGAAAATGCGAACACTCGCAAGTCTCTTGACCAGAGCACCATGTCCATTCAGCAAGATCGCGAACGCTTGGACCAACTTATAGGTCAGTTAGAGCAAGGCACGGCTCCACGTATGCCAGAAAGACCATCCCGGGAACTGCAAGACAGTGACCCCGTCGGCTATTTGGAAGCGATGGAAAACTATCGTAGCGATGTTGAGGCTTACAACAAATTTCAAGCTGATGTAAAAGAACAGCTTGAAAAAAAGCAGCAACAACAATTTGAAGAACAGCAAAGGTACACCGCCGAACAAGCGGAACTTTTGAAAAAAGAAATCCCTGAACTGGCCGACCCTGAAAAGGGTAAAAAGCTTGTCGAAGATATTCGAACAGTTGCGGTCGGCCATTACGGCGTTCCAGAAGAAATTCTTGGTTCGTTGGTGCATGGTTGGGAGTTCAAAATTATGCGCGATGCCGTAGCTTATCAGAAATTGCAGCAATCTAAAAAAACCAAGGTTGAAGCAAAATCTAAGGGGGCTCGCCCTCATGCCAAACCGGGCGCAAAAAAGTCGCAAGGTCAAACACAGGTGCGACAGCGTCAGCAAGCGGAAGCGCAAATGCGGAAAACCGGCGCCATTAAGGATGTCGGTAAATATCTCTTGTCATAGCAAAGGACGCTTAAAATGGCTGTAACAGCAAACACAAACGAGACGTATGACGTCACAACAATCCGCGAGGACCTATCGGATGCGATGGCCTCCATCACACCAACAGAGACAGTGTTTATGTCTTCTATTGGCACACGCAACGTAGACAACACTTATTTTGAGTGGTCAGAGGTCGATCTAGCAGCGGCCGCAGACAACCGCCAAATCGAAGGTGATGTTGGTCTTTCTAACTCAGCACCAACAAACGCGGTCCGTAAAGGAAACTACACTCAGATTTCAGCTAAAGTGGTTGAGGTGTCTTCAACAGCAACAGCGGTTAACGGTGTAGCGGACGCACAAAGCGTTGCACAACAAGTCGCTTACAAGCTCAGCGAGCTTAAGAGGGACATGGAGAAGATGCTCCTTGATAATGTGAGTGCGGCGGCGGGAGCAAGCGGGACAGCGCGCTCAACAGCCGGTCTTCCAGCGTTTTTGACTTCAAACACTGAGCGCGGCACAGGCGGTGCAGACGGCACGACATCAGGTACTGGTTCTGCCGGTTATCCTAACGCGGCGGCAACAGACGGAACGGCACGTGCAATCACAGAAGCATTGTTAAAATCTGTCATTGCTTCATGTTGGGACGCGGGCGCGGAACCAAGTGTTGTTTTGTGTGGTTCTTCACAGAAGCAAACAATCTCAACATTCACAGGCAACGCTACTCGTTATAAAGAAGCAGAAGATAGCAAGCTAAATGCAGCTATCGACGTCTACGTTTCAGATTTCGGAGAGTTGCAAATCGTGCCGGCTCGCCACAACCGAGCTCGCGATGTTTTCGTACTAGACCCGAACTATGCAGAAGTTGCGTATCTACAGACAGCGAAGCAAGAGCCTCTTGCTAAAACTGGCCTTTCAGAACGCCGCTTGATTTCTTGCGAATATGGCCTTCAGGTTACTTCCGAGAAAGCACACGGCATCATTGCTGACTGTTCATAATAACTTAGTGGGGGCTTCGGCCCCCATTACCTATTGGAGGGCCAAATGAAAATAATCATAACAACTGACCGCAACCCATTCGTTAACGGTGCAAAAGCTGCAAATGGCACAGAGCATGAGGTGAGCGCAGCGGATGCAAAGGTTCTAATCAAAAACGGCTTTGCTAAAGAAGTAAAAGCCAAAGCGGCACCTAAAAAGGCAGCAAAAAAATGAGCGTAAACACCAGATTTTCCACAGAAGACGACAAGCTAATTATTAGCCGGACGCAAGATATTCAGCGCATTCTAGACTTTAACAAGGAGCGTAATATTGAAGGGCACAACAGAAAGTCCGACATGCGGTTGGCCGGGTCTATTCCGTTTGTTGTGGTGGAAATGTGGTTAAAAGACAGCGGACTCAAGTTAGGGTCGCAAGAGTTCGCAGAATATGTTAAAAAGAAGTTAATGTCCGGTGAATACGGAAAGCTGATAGCTAATGGGTATTAGTATGAAACTTGAGCAATGTCTTGGCGTTGTTGCGCTTGGCCTTCTTAGTTGGGGGTCTTTGCAGTTGTATCAGATGAACGCCAACATGGCTCTTGTGACTTACAAAGTCGACGAAAATTACAAGATGATCAAACCTATGTGGCAAGACTTCTTAATTCGTAGCGATCAGTTGAGAGTAAGCGCAGATTGAAATGGATCAGAAAGCAATCATATCCGTGCTCTTTGCGGCAGTGGTTGCACTGATTGGGTGGAACATAAAAACCACCAACGATTTACAGTTACAGGTCCAGCGATTGGAGATCATTCTGCTGAATGATGCGTTTGCAAAATGATAGACCCCCTTACAGCGTTTGCGGCGATCAAGGGGGGGATCAGCGCGGGAAAGCAAATCCATTCTATGTCCAAAGAAATTGCGGGTTTCTTTGACAGCGTTGATGGAGCCAAAAAAGCACACGAAAAAAAGAAAAATAGCCTATTTGCATCTTCCAACGAGGAAGCGATGGATACATGGATGCAGAAGCAACAAGCGATAGATGCCGAGGCTCAGTTGCGTGAATTAATCGTCAACACTCGCGGTTTTTCAGCCTATCAAGATTTGTTGAAGCTTCGCCGCGAAATAGCCAAAGAGCGCAAGGAGCGTGAGCGCAGAGAACAGCAAGAGCGTGAAGAACAGCAAGAGTTGATTGCAATTATTATGGTCGTGCTTGTGTTTATTATGGGCATGGCCGTAGCGGCTTGGTGGATGCTAGATTATAAGGGGTTCATATGATCTATGTGCTCTTGTTTGTTGCTTTGTCGGGCGATGGTCTGGACTTTTACCAGATCGGCGGGACGTACCCCAACAGAGTAGAATGCGATAAAGAACGCATGAAAGCGTCTGCGTTACTGCGTAATGGCACGGGGTTGTATTGCGTTGAAGTTAGTCGAACTTAGCCGAGGTCGGTGGGGTGTTTTGACTAGCAATAAAAAATTGCTTATTGTAACTACAAATAGACATGTAGCAATTTGGTTTATGAGGAAAAATGCCCCACATTAAATTTACAATTTCAGATGAACTTTTACCAAATGTTCCACAGCCGAAACCTGCAAGCAAATATGTTCCTGAATGGTATAAAAAAATAGATAATACTTTTGCGGATCATGCAAACGGCTTAAATTGGGCCAACGTTATGAATGGTGCTATTGAAAAATTTAGCCCAAACAAAACTATAAAAGCTTGCTTGCCTGTGCGTGATTATCTCACAAGCGGCTATATTATTCCTGCATGGACTGATATCGTAATAATACGAGACCAAAATGGAAAGTACGCAAGTGTATCATCTTATGATGATGACTTTTCAGCGCGATACAGGGTTGGTGTCGATTGGCATAATCGTGAGCAAATAGCCGGTTCACCAATGGAAAAAAAGATAGACGGTGAAAAGGCTGTCAAGATTAATAACCCTTGGGTCATTACAACACCGCGAGGATACTCTAGTTTCCTTTTTTCTCCGTATTACCATAAAAACCAAATAGAAATTTTGCCCGCGATTGTGGACACTGATAGGCATGATATGCCTATTAATCTTCCCTGCATATTAAAAGAAGATGAGGCGCAGATTGAGCGTGGAACCCCTTTGGTTCAGGTGGTGCCGTTTAAGCGGGAAGCATGGAACCACGAAATAAGTAGCCATTCACGCGATTTTTTGCATAATATAAACATGAAACTGAAACTTACGGCGGGTTCAGTTTATAGCCGTGAGTATTGGAAGCGTAAATTTTTTAGGTAGGAAGTAAAATGGCAAGAACATTTATAGATGATTGGAAGATCATTCCGCGCCTGATGATGTTGGCTGTCACGGTGCTGACTTATCAATCAGTTCATTGGTACATGGCCCTGGAAGTCCCCACCAATGGTCAGGCGGGGTTGGTTTCAGTCTGTATGGGCGCACTTACAGGGTGCTTCGGCATATGGATGAACGGCGAGCAAAAGAAGTGACAGGCCACCTTACATCTACGGGCAAGCCGTTTTTTGTGTTTGACGATTTATTTGATGTTGCAGAAGTAAATGCTGCATTGTCAGAATTTAGAACAATATTGCGCCCAATGATGCGCCGTGATGAAACGGGTGGGACTGAAAAAAAGTTTGCCAATGCGTGTTTTCTGCATGAGGTTTATCAATCTTATGAGGCTTCACCATGTTTCAACATCACACGAAAATATTGTGATGCTGATTTTGTAAACGAAGTTTCTAATTTTCATTGGTTGTTTGGTGCATTGCAGAAGCACCCTTTCCATGAAGACATGCAATATATGTATTATGAACAGTCTGATAATTATGGGTCACACTTAGATAGATCATTGTTTACTTTTTTGTGGTGGTTGGCACCAGAGCAAATCACAGGTGGCGATCTAATCTTAGATGGAAATGAGAAAGTTGATTTTCGCCATAATCGTGTCGTTCTGTTTCCGCTGCAAATGCTGCATGAGGTGACACCCGTTTCTTGTGATGGCGAAGGTCGGTATTGTGTGTCAAATTTCCTAAACTTGGCAACACACAACTAGGAGGGTCGCAAATGATTGGCCAAATTGTATCAGCGATAGGTGGGCTTGCCACATCATACATTGATGGGAAGACCGCAGTTCAAAAAGCAAATGCACAAATCAAACTTAAACAAGCAACCGGTGAAATCGACTGGGAGCAAGCCGCAATCGAGGCGAGCAAGGATAGTTGGAAAGACGAGCTTTGGACTATTGTGTTCGTTTTTATGCTTGTGGCTAATTTTTTTCCGGGCCTACAAGAGCACATGCGAGCCGGATTTGCCAATTTGGAGGAATGTCCGGTCTGGCTACAATGGGGTTGTTATGCGTCGATTGCCGCATCCTTTGGAATAAGAACGGTGCGGGGCTTTAAAAAATGAGTGAAGCGTTAAAAACCTTGCAAGCCAAGTGTGGCAGCAATCCAGACGGTGCCTTTGGTCCCAATACAGCCCGTGCAATCATGTCAAGGTATGAACTGACGCCAGTTCGTGCATCGCACCTTTTAGGGCAAGCCCACCACGAAAGCGGTGGGTTTAAGCGCACCAAAGAAAGCTTGTACTATAGCACCCCTGAGCGCATTCAAAAGGTTTGGCCTTCTAGGTTTAAAACTGTAGAAGATGCGGAGCCGTATGCCAAAAACCCGGCCAAGCTTGCCGGTAAGGTTTACGCCGGGCGCATGGGAAACATTAACGAAGAAGAAGCTGCAAAATTTCTAGGCCGTGGGTTTATACAGTTAACCGGGCACACAAATTACAGGTGTTTTGCGCGTGACATGCGTTTGCCGGAAGTGTTAGAGGACCCATCACTTGTTGAGGATGAATATGCCTTCGAAAGCGCGTTATGGTTTTTTGAAAGTAACAAGCTTTTTGACATAGCCGATAAGGGTGTCAATGAGGACACAATACGGCATATTACAAAGCGCGTTAACGGAGGCTATCACGGTTTGAATGATAGAATAACGCAAACAACCAAGATTTATGAATGGCTATCATGAACGGCTTTTTGTTCTCTTGATGCCACCCGCACTAAAAAATGGGTTGTAATGTCTTTGCTGTAATTCATCATGCTTTTCGGTGTCAAAATAACATTCAACATGAAGTGGCAGATCACTCATTGGGTAGAGTGAAACCATTTGCGAATTAAATGGTACTTCGTAGTGATGTTTATGCTTGTTAATAGCGTTGAATATGTTGATCTGGCACGTCGCTTTGAAATTAGTGACGCCTGACAGAACATTCATCATGGTCTTATTGCGCATGTGTCTAGCAAAAATAAAATTAACGCCTGTTTTTTCTTCAATGTGCCACGGCATAATTATTTTTGCGATCACAAAGTCTTTCATTGTGCCGTAGGGTTGATCAGTGTCATGTTCGTACATCACGCGCATAATGTCGGTCGGGGTGTTGGATTGAACAACACCATTTTCGTCACATCTAAATCGCAAACTTTCTGGCGCACAGATTGTTGCACTTTTTTTGTTTGTGGCAATTCGTGACCAACAAGTGGAAAAGCTTGTTCTTGCTGCAAGATAGTCTGTTTCAGGCGTGGCTGACACTTTTTCGGGATCGCCGAGAAGGATGGGTGATTTATCTAAAACTCCTGAATGCCACGTGTAGCATTTCAAAACAATATATCGGTTTCTATTTATGAATGGCAATTTCATCTTGTCCTCACTGTTCACACCATTTTTTCCATCTTAATGCACTTTCACTATTAGCTAAAATTTCCTCTGCTTTGATGGATCGTTCTTCATGCCACCGACTTTCATATTCGAGCTTTTCTAATTCATCCATATGTTGCCACCAACGAGGGGGTGAGAAGTTTGCACTTTTCATAAACTTTTGTGCTTCACGAACCACTGTCTTGATGTGACGATTTACTGCCTTTCTGACAGGTTCATCATTGTTATAGGTTACGTTATATTTTGGCCTATATCGTTTTATGGCTAATATTTCAGAACATTCTGCGTCAATCTTTGTATCAAAAAATTCAAAGTCCATAGATGACATTTCATGTTGCCATTTCTGGTTATCGATGTGGTTTGCAGCCCGCAGCATGGCTGAACCACTAAATCCTATGTAGATGATTTTATTGCAGTCATTTTTAATTTTATACACAGCGTATTTTTTCATCTTGTCCTCACATCGTATTTTGTTATCTTGTTTTGGTGGGCGGTTTTCTGAAACTTCACAGCGTTTTGTTGGTTGTATCAGGCCCGCTATATCCCGACACCTAGCACCGCCCACACGATTAAAATATATCGTATTTTGCCCTCCAATAACGAATGGAACTTTCTGAAATATCCAACGCCCGGGCAATTTCCGCGTTTGTTTTTCTTGCCTTAACTTGTTGGCGTATAAAATCCAGGCGTTCTGGGTTGTATGTGCCGTGCGGTCGCCCCTTTTGTTTTGGGGGCTTTGGTTTGCTTTTTACCTGTAATGTGCCCCATTTTTGGCGGTGAGCTTTGCGCTCTTGTTTGGCCAGTTCAGCCCATGCGGTTGCAATCGTCATTTATACGTGTCTCCCTAATTCTCTTAAACTTTTTAGAATGCGTTTTAAATCGCGCCGTGCGTAATGCAACCGGGATTGTGCGGCCGGTTCTGCGTCCCGGCGGTTTGCCTCAACCTCGCATCGTGCCAGTTGATGCTTGGCGTTTCTTAGAAGCGATTGTTCGTAAGGAGTTAACTCTTTTTGTGACATGCTGATTTTGCCCCTGTTTTTTTGTTTTCCAGTTTATGCCTAACCGGCGCACCCAATTATTAAGGGTTGTTAAATCTGTGCGCAAAATGCTTGCGGCCTCAGTTTGCGTAAAACCTGATTGGCTGAGGCTTTCTAATGCCTCTATTTTTTCGCGCTTATGCCGGGCTTCCATTTCGGCCCATGTTTCGAGGTAGTTCACAATATCCACCCGTTAACAACTGCGATAGTCCAAGCCGCTACCATAGCGGCCACGATGCAAAAGATTGCTTTATCTTCCCAATTACCCAACATTATGCGGTTCTCCCCCATGCTGCCTCGTTGATTTCTTCGTCATATGTGCCGCCCATAATTTGGTTAAAAACGGCTTCTGATAGTTTGTAATCTTCCTTACCTTCTACCCGGCCACGCGCATGTTCGAGGTAAACATCAGTGGGTTCAAAGTAACCCTCGTCCATGTCCAACACGCCTTCAAACACAAGCGGCAACTGAGCACCCTTAACGTTAAGGGTTAGGGTAAAGTAATGTGGTAAACGTCCGCGCATATCTATCTCCTTTGTTGCGGTGGGGGCCGGAGCCCCCGTTTATTATGCTTCTAGCATGTCCTCAAAATATTCAGCCATTGATCCTGAGATGCGGTGTGGCCAAACATCATCTGATAAGTTGAGCAACAAGTCTTTGGCATAGCAATATTTGTCGGAAGTTGCCGCATATTCTGCTTTTGCCCGTGGTGTGGCTAGTTTTTGCATCTCTTTAACTACTTCTGCGCTGTACATTTTATGTCTCCTTTGTTGCGGTATATGTATATAATAGGGTATCTTTTTGTAAAGAGCAACTCTTATTTTTGTAAATAACGTAACGTAACTTTACAATTTTAGGAGTTGCACTTAACAATTTTATGCGCTATCCTTTACATATGTTAACCAAACAACGGAGGCCCATCATGGACCTAAAAACTTTAACAACCGAAACCCTTTACGAATACATGCGCAACGCGCTTGTGACTAGCTGCCAAGCTATCGGGCACGGCAAATCGTATCAAAACGGCGTTTTTGCTAACGCATACCGCAACGAATTAAATCGCCGTGGTGAAAACTTACCGCGCTACGATTTGAACCACATCCTTGTTGACGATAAGGGGTGGCGCAGCAAACAAATCGAGCTTGGCACATATAACGGCACCGGCTCAGTTTAACCCCCGGGGGCTACGGCCCCCACCACCACAAAGGAGAATAAAATGACTATGACATACAAGCGTATTAATGAAATTAGTTTTGGCGGTGCCGGCAACGGCAACAAATACCGTTTTGAGGTTACTCATGACGATGGTACGGTATGCCTCGCCGCAAACGAAAGCGATGTTGCATCGGCGTTTAGATGGGCCGGTTATGCGGTGCCTGTAGAATTAACGGAGGAAAATATGGAAAATAAAGAATTACCTCTTGACCGCAAGGCGGCACTTATCAAGGGGCTTGTGTTGGCAGTTACAGCACCCACCGACGAAAAGGCGCAAGAGGTTGTGCAGTACATTAACATGCTCGCCAATGGTATGCGTAAATCAGATGTGGAGTATTGCAAGGATGCTGCGGCCCAACGCCTTATGCACGGCTTTAAAGGGTTAACTTGACACAAAACGTATTTTGTGCCCCCTATGGCGCATGTACAAGGTAGAAATAGAAGTAAGCGGGCAACCTCAAGGCAAGGGTCGCCCGCGTTTTACTAAGCAAGGACGCGCTTATACACCGGCCCGGACGGTAGAATATGAAAAGCGCATTGCGGCGGCGGCATGGGCAGAAATGCAGCGGCATAACCTAGACCCCACAGAACGGCCTGTACACGTTGAATTAGTGGCCTTTATGAACATTCCTAAGTCTTGGCCCAAAAAGAAGCGTTTGGCCGCTGAGTACGCCGCTATAAGCCCCACAAGTAAACCTGACTTGGATAATATAGTGAAAGCCGCACTTGATGGTATTACCGGCGAGTTTGGCGTGATCTATGACGACACACAGGTAACAAGCATTAAGGCGCAAAAAACGTTTTGCCACCCTGACCGTGGCCCGGTGCTTTACGTGTCGGTTTCTTGGACAGACGAAAACGAATAGTCCGGGCCGTAAAGTTCGCGCCATTTTAGCGGCTCTTTATGAATGGCAACTTTTGAATTATCCCATAAACCTTGGTGATGCCCTTCGCAAAGCGGGATTGCAGATCGATCAGATCGTTTTCTAGTTCCGTGCCGATCATGTATAGGGTGATGGGCTGTCGTGGGGCTGAGTTGTGGTTCCCCAAACTTTTTGCAGACGCAACATTCTTGCGCCCGAACTTCGTCCAAAAATTTCGCATTTTTCTTTGCCTTTGGTTTTTTAAGCCCCAACGGGGGTTTGTTAAATAAATTCGTCATTGTCATCAATTAGTGATAGATATGTTGCACCCGCAGTTTTTACGCTTTTTTTAAGATGTTCTCGCGGCTTGGGTCTTTGGCTTTTTACAAACTGATGCCATGCCCACAACCTTTCTTGATGGTTTTTTATCATGCCGTTTTCTAGTGGCTTTCGATTGCAGTGTTCCCTTGGTGCGGCACCACATTTAGGGCATGGCATTGCCCGGATAAAAATTTGCTCCTCGCTATATTTGTAATACGTCATGTCCCAACACCTCCGTTAGTTTTTGCGTTGCCAGTTCAAAATAAAGGTTAAATTCGTCCTGATCCATTTGGTCGAAGCTAATGCTGTCTATAACGCGCATGTGGCACCCTGCTAGGCTATTGTAACGCATCTTTACATATCCACAGGCCCATTTCAGTTCATTGTGTAAATGCTCATCCGTTGGCCATTTACCGGTGGCTTCCCTTACCTTGCGCAGCATGGCCCAATAAAGGTTGTGGTGCGGGTTGGAACGCTTCTTTGTTTTAGTCATGTTGAACACGTCCCCGTTGGCACAGTCGGCCAACAGGTTTGCATCGTGTTCGGTTAGCGGCACCAACGATTGGTCGATCTTCATAACCTGAAATTTAGTCATCGAAATACGCCGGCGTTAATTCTGGAAGGTTGGTTGCCTTTTTCTTTTCGCTTGTCCGTGATCGGGTGCGGAAAAAACCGTCATGTTCTGGGAATGCTTCCATAAACCGCCGGGCATACCACGCCTTATAATTGTTATTTACCTTAAACGATGATCGGCCTTCGGTGTCGGCCTGATCGGTTTCCCAACGTATGCGTTCAAATACAGCCGATACAGAGTAATTTCTAAAACCCCTGGAAATCATCTGCCTAGTAAAATGCATAAAAAGGCGGGCAACTTCTGGGTTTGCTTTATGGAATGCCTCCGCTTGTGCATCCATTTCCTCAGCGCGTGTAATCATATTACTTCTCCTTTGTTGTGTGGGGGATTTACAGAACCCGTCCCCCGGCGAGTTGCTCGGCAGTGGGTGGCTTGTGATCACCCACCTCGTCTGTTCCTAGAACGGTATTTCATCGTCCATATCGTTTTTAGTGCGGT